AGAAAGTTTTGTGTTTCTATTCCTGTAACAGGGGAACTACTAGCAGACGTTGCGTCCGTTAATGGTTACTTAGATAGCAGATTAAGAAACATGTTACAACTAAGATTGGACAGCGAATTGCTTAACGGTAATGGCTCTGCTCCAAACATTACAGGTATAATAAATAAGACAGGTATTAATACATTTAACTACTCATCTTATGCCGGTAACTTAGGAAAAATTGGACAACTTTACCAAGCTATCACAGAAATTAGAAAAGACGCATTCCTAGAGCCAGACGCAATAGTAATGCACCCAAGTGATTGGAACGATATCGTTACTTCGGTAACAGCAGATTTTGCCGGTACTTCCGGACAAGGTTATGCAGGTAAAGACCCATTATTTGTTGGTGCAGGTATGTTTGGACAAGGCGCTACTCCACAGATTTGGGGAGTTAGAGTTGTGCCAACAACTGCAATAGCTTCAGGAACAGTATTAGTTGGTGTCTTTGGTGGTGGACTTGCTTCACATATCATCTCAAGAGAGGGTATGGAAGTAGCACTATCAGATAGCCATTCTGATTTCTTTACAAAAGACAAAGTAATGATGAAAGCAAGCATGAGATTAGGTTTCGCAATCTACCGTGCAACCGCTTTCTGTACAATTACAAACTTCTAAAGTTAGTAATTAAATTTGGTTTTGTTTTCCCACTCGTCTTACGCAAGTGCTTCGGGTGGGAAGCAAGCCGGAAATGGAAACAACATGAAACTAAAAAAAGATTTATATGAAAAAGACGGCGTTTATGTACTATCAGACGGACACCCAAAACAATGGGGTGGACAAGGTTGTCATAAAATTGCTTCTAAAGGTATGGAACTTACTGCTGAGCAGGTTAAATCTTATGGCTTAAAAGCAGAAACAAAAGCTAAAGCACCTAAAGAAAACAAAGCTAAGTAGTTTATTATGTCTACGCAGTATGTAACTAAAGCCCAATTAAAGACGTATCTAGGTTTGAGTGGTACTGCGCAAGACACTAACTTAGACAATGCTATTAATTCTGCAAGCAGACAGATAGATAAATTCTGCGATAGACGTTTTTGGCAAGACGGTAGTGCCACCGTAAAACTTTATAACCCTGATAGTTTATTTATAGCTACAGTTGATGACATCTCTACTACAACAGGTTTAATTGTTAAGCTTGATACAACAGACAACGGCACACACGATACAACACTTACCCTTAATACAGATTATGTTTTAAAACCCTCTAACCCAACAGAACATGTTGTAAGTGATACAACTTACTATTACCCACAAAACGAAATACACATTCTTGCTACTAGAAGTAGTGAAAGGTTTGATTTAAAGATACAAAACAACATACAGGTTACAGCTAAGTTTGGTTTTAGTGCTGTACCGGAAGCTATTAGCCAAGCAACTTTAATACAAGCTACTAGATTATTCAAACGTAAAGACGCACCATTTAATGTAATGGGTAACGAACAAACAGGGCAGATAGAATTGTTTAGTAAGTTTGACGCAGACGCTAAGCAATTAATAACACCATATAAACTTCATAGGTTGTAATGTCATTTAGCACAGGTGGTTTCAACAGGTTTGAACAAAGACTAAAATTAAATTCTTTAGCAGGTGTAGCACTAAGAAACTTCTTTAGCCAATACGGGCAAGCAGTAGTAACAGAAGCTAAAACAATAGCACCACGCTTTGAGGGTAACTTACGTGGTAGCTTAACTTTTAAACATGCAGGTATAGACGCAACAGGAATACCAATAGGAATAGATGTTTTTAGCCGTAGTAAATATGCTTTGTATGTACATGGTTTTTATGACCAAAAATTTAAAATGAAAGAGCCATGGAGTAGAAGTAAGCCACACTACCCACCAATTAAATCTATAGAGAAGTGGAGTAGGGCTAAAGGCATAAGCCCTTATGCAGTACAACAAGCAATAGGGCGTAAAGGTACACCTATAATTCCTTTCTTTAAAATTGCAATTAAAAACAATGAAGCATTAAAGAATGTATTATTAAAGAAAACAGGTGTCCAAATACAAGCTAAGTGGACAGCGGGGAGATTAATAAGATAATGGCACAACTTACAAACATAAGAACAGAGATTAAAAACAATTTAGCAAATATAAATACATTAATGGTTTACGATTATGTGCCGGATAGTATTGAGCCACCTACTGCAATAGTTGGTGTAGTGCAAGAAATAGATTACGACCAATCTATGCAACGTGGCGTAGACAAATACGTTATACCGGTATATCTATATGTAAGTAGGGTTGACGCCCAAGACGCACAAAGTACTATTGACGGTTACTTAGTTAGTAGCGGTGCAAACAGTATTAAAGCGCAAATAGAAAGTGATACTACGTTGAACGGTGAAGCTAATTCTGTTAGAGTAGTTAGTGCAAGTAACTATGGTGTCTATGATATAAACAACATAGCTTATTTAGGCGTAGAATTTTTAGTAGAGGTAATAGCATAATGGCAAAGAACAAATATGAAATACAAAGTGGAATAGCTTTTAAAGGCAAGTATTATGAAGCCGGCGAAGTTGTTGAAACAGGTGTAATACCAAATAAATCTTTGAAATGGTTACTTGAACAAGGTATATTGATTAAGATAACAGCAGAGTACCAAGCGAAAAAACTTCAAGAAACTGTAGAAGTAGTAGATGATTACGATACAGAATTTGAGGAAGTTTTGGAGGAGGAATAAGTTGTGGGAAAATATAGTAGCGGTGGCGGAAGCGGTACAAGGCGCAGACGTAGAAACACACGCAGAGGTAGAGGTAAATAATGGCTAACGTACATGGAAAGAATACAGTAGTACACGTTAACAATGCCAACTACAGTACTTACTTCAATAGCATAGACATGGCAAGAACTGCTGATGTAGCAGAAAGTACAACTTTTGGTAATTCTGCAAAAACATATTTAACAGGAAACAAGGACGGGACAATAACCCTTACAGGTTTCTTTGACGCAACTGCTGATAGTGTAGTTAATGGTTTACTAGGTAGCGACATGGTTTTGACTATTGGTGTAGACGGGTTAGACGCATTAGACAGAGTTGCTTTTGGTAACGGCAACATAACTAACTATGGTGTATCAGCACCGGTTGGCGATATAGTTGGCGTAAGCTTAGATTTCCAAGCAGATAGCGGTATCTATAACGGTTTAGTACTAGAGAATAGTACAAAGACCGCAACAGGTAATGGAACTGCAAGGGATAACACAACTTCTACTACTAATGGTGGTGCGGGCGTTTTGCTTGTTACTGCTAAAAGTGGTACAAGTCCAACGCTAGATTGTAAGATTACGCATAGTGCTGACAACAGTACTTACGCAGATTTGGTAACTTTTACACAAGCAACAGGACTTACACAAGAAGTTAAAACAGTAGCAAAAGGTACTACCGTTAATCGTTACTTAAAAGTTGTATATACAATAGGTGGAAGCACACCTAGTTTTACAGCTATAGTAGGATTTGGTAGAAATAGTTAGGAAAGGTAGATATGGCATTTACACATGGAAAAGACAGTAGCTTCAAGATAGATAATTCCGGAGGCTCTTTAACTGATATTTCGGCTTATGTAAATAACGTAGACTTTCCGGAAACCGTAGATGTTGCAGAAACAACAACTCTTGGGGATAGTGCAAAATCTTATATTGTAGGATTATCAGACGCAACTATTTCTATTTCAGGGTTGTGGGACGCAACATTAGACGGTGTACTTGGCGGTATTATGGGACAAAGCGCAACAGTATCATTTGAATATTCTCCTGAGGGAACTGCTTCAGGAAAAATCAAATATACAGGCGAAGCGATTGCAACATCTTATAACCAAGCTTCTCCGGTCGGCGACGTTGTTACATTTTCCGCTGACTTACAAGTTTCCGGTGCAGTAACAAGAGGCACACACTAAATTAAGCTAAACAAGTTAGGAACACTATGGATATTTTAGATATAGATAATATTAAAAAGTTACCCAACGTACCCGTTCATGAAGTAGAAATACCTGAATGGGAAGTTAAGGTAAAAATACAAGGGCTAACTAAACAAGCACAAGTTGAACTAGCGCGTATATCTAATGACGGCGACGCTTTTGATTATCAAAAAGAATTATTAAAGCAAAGCATTATAGAGCCGGTATTAGATGATGAAGCTGTAGAAATACTTTACAGTAAGGACGCTAATGTAATTGACAAGTTGTTTATAGAGATAGCAAACCTTAATGGCGTTGGGAGTGAGGTACAAGCTGTAATAGCTGAGGACTTTCAGGAATAACGCAGACCTTTCTTTTCAATTTAGATTAGCACGCGACTTAGGCATGACAGTTGCAGAACTGCGGACTACAATGTCCGTATACGAATATAATCAATGGGCAACCTATTATATTTGGGAACAAGATGAACAAGCTAAGCAATATGCACTAGCAGAAGCGGAAGCTAAGAAAAGGAATAGGTAAATGAAAGGCGCAGACTTAGTAATAAGGATTGCCACTAAAGGCGCAAAGTTAGCACAAGCGCAATTAAGTGGGTTAGGTAAATCCGGTGCGTTGGCAGGTGGTAAACTTGCTACCTTTGCTAAAGTTGGCGCAACCGCAGTAGCAGGCGCACTTCTTTTATTGGCTAAAGGGTTAACAGAAAGCGTTCAAGCTTTTGTTAGCTTTGAGGATAAGATGACACAATCCTTAGCCATTATGAAAACTACTGTAGACCAACAAAAACAAATGGCTATGGTAGCTAGAGATGTAGCTACTGAAACAACTGTTGGTGCAGAACAATCAGCAGAAGCATACTTTTTCTTAGCGTCCGCAGGTTTAGACGCAGAACAATCTATGAAAGCGCTTCCGCAAGTTGCCAAGTTTGCTCAGGCGGGCATGTTTGACATGGCTACAGCTACCGACTTAGCAACAGACGCACAATCCGCATTAGGTTTAGCAAGTAAAGACGCTAACGTTAACCTACAAAACTTAACAAGAGTTACAGACGTATTAGTAAAAGCTAACACATTGGCTAACGCTTCTGTACAACAGTTTTCTGAAGCACTAACTAACAAAGCCGGCTCGGCGTTAAAAGTTGCAAACAAATCTTTAGAGGAAGGTGTTGCTGTACTTTCTGCGTTTGCTGATAGAGGTGTTAAAGGTGCAGAAGCAGGCGAAAAACTTAACCAACTTTTAAGAGATGTTACTAGGGCAGTAGGTAAGAATAGTGAAGTGTTTAAAGCTAATGGCATTGTAGTAACAGACGCACAAGGTAACATGCTTGACCTTGCAACTCAAATAGAAAACCTAGACGCAGGCATGTCCCATTTAAGTGATAGCCAAAAGGCAGTATTACTTGACCAATTAGGTTTGAATAGAGGTGTT